ATCCTAGCAAACAAAGCAGAGACTGCAAGGGAACTGCTGCAGAGATTGCAACTTTCTTATGAAAATTTACCCAAGTGGTTACAGCAAGGTGTTGGATCTTGGAACAAAGGTTCTCTAGAACTTGAGAACGGTTCCAAGATTATTGCTGCATCTACATCTAGTTCTGCTGTCCGAGGTAATTCATTTAACATTATCTTCTTGGACGAATTTGCGTTCATTCCAAACCACATTGCAGAGCAGTTCTTTAGTTCTGTATATCCAACGATTTCATCTGGTAAAACAACCAAGGTTATTATCATTTCTACCCCTAACGGGATGAACATGTTCTACAAACTTTGGCATGATGCTGAACGTGGAAAGAACGATTATAAACCACTAGAAGTCCACTGGAGTGCAGTTCCAGGAAGAGATGCAAAGTGGAAAGAAGAGACTATACGTAACACATCAGAACGTCAGTTTACACAAGAGTTTGAATGTGAATTCCTTGGGTCTGTTGATACTCTCATTGCTCCATCAAAACTTAGGTCAATGGTCTATAGTGACCCAATACAGAGAAATAAAGGTTTGGATGTATATGAAGAACCAAAGAAAGATCACCAATATCTAATGACAGTTGACGTTGCAAGAGGAACTGGTAAAGATTACTCTGCCTTTGTTCTTTTTGACATTACAAGTTTCCCATACAAAATTGCTGCAAAGTATAGGAATAATGAAATCAAACCTATGCTATTTCCTAATATTATTGATAAGATTGGAAGAGCATATAATAAATCATTCGTATTAGTTGAAGTTAATGATATTGGTGAGCAAGTATCAAATATGCTTCAATTTGATTTGGAGTATGAAAATATTTTAATGTGCTCTATGCGAGGCAGGGCAGGTCAAATTGTTGGACAAGGATTCTCTGGGAAAAAATCTCAGTTGGGAATTAAAATGTCGAAGACTGTTAAAAAAGTTGGATGCTCCAACCTAAAAACAGTCATCGAAGATGATAAGTTAATTATCAATGACTATGATATTATCAGTGAATTGACCACATTCATTCAAAAGAATCAAACTTTTGAGGCAGAAGATGGTTGCCATGATGACCTTGCTATGTGCCTTGTTATCTTCTCATGGTTAATTGTTCAACCATATTTTAAGGAGATGACGGATAATGATATCCGAAAGAGAATTTATGAGGACCAAAGAGATCAGATTGAACAGGACATGGCACCATTCGGATTCGTAAGTGATGGTTTATCTGATGACAGTTCATTTGTAGATGCTGCTGGTGATAGATGGCATACAGATGAGTATGGTGATCGTTCATATATGTGGGAGTATTATTGATGGACCTAGGTGATGATTTTTCTTTCTCTTTTCCCAAAGACAGAAAATGTAGAGTTTGTGGAAAAGTAAAAGACTTAGAAACTGGATTCTACAAAACTAGGAAAGGGAAAGGAAGTTCATCTGGTGCCTATTCATATGAGTGCAAAGATTGCACAATCAAAAGAGTTTCAAGAAAAAGAAATAAAATAAAGTATTTTACTGATAGTGACTATCCAGACTGGTAGTTGTTTCCCCAGTTTCCCCACTAAAAAGAGTCTGATTTCTAAATATTAGTAGACTAATATGAACTTCTTTAAGAGGGGACAAAATGGCGTTAAATTTAGTATCACCAGGAGTACAGATAAGAGAGGTTGACTTAACTGTTGGAGCAATTACTGCTGCTAACGATCAAGTCGGTGCTTTTGTCGCTCCTTTCGCAAAAGGTCCTGTAAACGAGCCAATTCTTGTTACAAACGAAGCAGAGCTTCTTGGAACTTTTGGAAAACCATCTGAGCAGGATGGACAAAATGAGTACTGGTTGTCAGCATCTAATTACCTCTCTTACGGTGGTGTAATGAGAGTTGTAAGAGCAACAGGAGATACACTTAATAATGCAAACTCTGATGCACAATCAGCTCTACAAATCCTAAACGACGAAGATTACGAGACAAACCACAGAGATGATACTGCATGGGAATATGCAGCAAGAACTCCTGGTTCCTGGGCAAACGATTTAAAAGTCTGCACCATTGATGGAATGGCAGACCAGATTATCACTGGAATTGGAACCACTGCTAGAACAGTAACAACATCTACTACTGTAGCAACCAAGACTGGTGATGTTGGAATCACAACAAACTTAATCACTGGTATCACAACTTCTTCACTAACAGTTGCTGATATTGTTAGTAACGCAAATATTCCAGAAGGAACTACGATTTCATCTATCGGGGTATCGCAGATTATCCTTAGTGAAAACTCAACTAACACTGCTTCGTTAACAGCAGAAAGTTTTGTATTCTCTCAGGAATCAACAAGCACTGTTGCTACAGATGTCCAAGTTGGATATGCAGTAACTCAAACATTGAATGCTAGTTACGCAGAAAACGGTGTAGTTAGAAACTTTGTAGGAGAAATCAGAGGTATCATTACTGGAATTGGTAATGAGGAAATCTACGTTAAGATTGTAGATAGAACTAACTCATTTAATGGAGTTACTGAAGCAATTGAATATAAGAATCCAGGTCAGGGTGCAAATGCTAACTCCTTTGAAGTTGATGATGGTAATACTGTCAATATTGTAACTTCTGCAGGTATTGTTACAAATACTTTTGCTAACACACAAGCAAAAGATTGGTATGATAATCAGACCTTAGGTCTTGATAATCAACTTATCTATTGGAAGTCTATCGCACCAAAACCAGGAACTTCTCAGTATGCTCAAGACAGAAGTTCTAAGAATGACCAACTTCATATTGTAGTTGTTGATGATACTGGTAAGGTAAGTGGTACTGCAGGTGCTATCCTAGAGAAGTATGCATTCCTCTCAAAGGCATCCGATGCAAGAATTAGCCCAACACAAGGCATCTATTATAAGGATTATCTAGCATCAAACTCAGATAATATCTTTGCTGGTGTTGCAAGAGCAACTACTGCTAGCAGTCTAACAGGATCTACTGGAACTTCTACATTCACTGTAGATAATGGTGCATGGGGAACTGAGGCACAGGGTAAATCATTTAATGTTTCTGGAAATGAAACTTTCAAGTTCACTAGTGGTGTTGATTATTCATCTACCAATGGAATGGCACCTGAACTAGGTGATGTAGTTGCAGGTTATGAAATCTTCAGAAACCCAGCAGAATATGATATTGATTATCTAATCATGGGTCCATCTGGTGGAACCAGCATCTTTGAATCGCAAGCAAAGGCAACTGCACTGATGTCTATTGCTGATGAGAGAAAGGATTGCATGGCAGTAATTTCCCCACATAAATCTGACATTGTTTCACAATCAAATACTAATACTCAAACTGATAAGGTTATTGAGTTCTTTGAACCACTTCCTTCATCTTCTTATGCTGTATTTGATAGTGGTTATAAGTATACCTTCGATAGATTCAATAATAAGTTTGTTTATCTAGCACTTAATAGTGATGTTGCTGGACTAATGGCAAGAACATCTGCTGATGATTTTGCTTGGTTCTCACCTGCAGGTGCTAATAGAGGAGCAATCAACAATGCAGTTAAACTTGCATTCAATCCATCCAAAGCACAAAGAGACCTACTTTATTCCAAGAGAATCAATCCAGTGATTGCTTCCTCTGGTCAAGGTATTCTTCTTTTCGGTGATAAGACTGCTCTCGGATATGCTTCTGCATTCGATAGAATCAACGTCCGTAAACTGTTCCTAGCACTTGAAGCTTCAATTGAGGGTGCAGCAAGAGCACAACTTTTTGAGTTTAATGATGCTACTACAAGAACAAACTTCATTAATATCGTCGAACCTTACCTAAGAGATGTCAAGGGTAAGAGAGGTATCACAGAGTTCATTGTTGTCTGTGACGACACAAATAACACACCTGATGTTATTGATGCAAATCAGTTTAAGGCTGATATCTTTGTAAAACCAGCAAGATCGATTAACTTCATTGGTCTTACCTTCGTTGCTACCCGCACTGGTGTTAGCTTCTCCGAAGTCGTTGGCACTGTTTGATTTATTATTGATTAAATATTAAGAGGAACCCAATCAATGGCAAACGCAACTAACAACACCCCACGTTACAACACCAGAACACTCAGTGATTTCAAATCAAGACTAGTTGGTGGTGGTGCAAGACCTAATCTCTTTGAGTGTGTTCTTGCATTCCCCCAAGGTCTTAGTACCGAAGTTCAAGTTGATGAAGACTTTACCTTTATGGTGAAGGCTGCTCAACTTCCAGCATCCAATGTCAACGTAATCGACATTCCTTTCAGAGGTAGAAACCTCAAAGTTGCTGGTGATAGAACCTTTGATCCATGGACAATTACTGTCATTAATGACACCAACTTCAAACTCAGAAATGCGTTTGAAAGATGGATGAACTTCATCAACAGACATGATGACAATGCAGGTGTTATTACTCCTGCTGCTTATCAAACTGAGATGGTAGTTCACCAACTTGGTAGAGGTAATGAAACATCTGGAACCAATGGTAAACTCCCAGATAATGGAGCACAAATTCCTGTCCTCAAGACTTACAAGTTCTTCGGAACTTTCCCAACAAATGTAAGTCCAATTGAACTTTCTTATGATGCAGCAGATTCCGTTGAGGAATTCACAGTTGACCTACAGGTTCAGTGGTGGGATGCTCTCGATCCAGAGTCTGGTTCTTCAATCCTTGGTACTTCAGAAACCACCTAAATACTAGGACAAGACAGTCCAGTATTTCGTAGAGATGCCTAAATTATTTGGTTACAAGTTTGAGGAATCGGGTAGTAAGAAGAACGATTCAGTTCTTTCTCCGATTCCTCAAAATGATGAGGATAAGTCTGATTTTTACTTATCTAGTGGTTTTTATGGTCAGTATGTAGATATTGAAGGTGTCTATAAAAACGAACAAGATTTAATTCGTAGATATAGAGAAATGGCACTGCACCCCGAGTGTGATAGTGCCATTGAAGATATTGTAGATGAAGCAATCGTCTCAGACCTGAACGATTCACCAGTGGAAATCGAACTTTCTAATGTTCCTGGTTCGGATAAATTAAAGGAAAGCATTAGAGAAGAGTTCAAATACATCAAGGAAATTATGGACTTCGATAAGAAGGCTCATGAAATTTTTCGTAACTGGTATATTGACGGAAGAGTCTATTACCATAAGGTAATTGATGTCAAAAAACCAGAAGAGGGTTTGAAAGAAGTCCGTTACGTTGACCCTCTTAAAATTCGTTACGTAAGAAAGTTAAAAAAGAAAAACGAGGATAATCTTTCTGGAATTACTAGAGCAATTGCAGCACAAGATAATTCTTTCACAAACCCAGAAATAGAAGAGTACTATCTCTACAATCCTAATGGTGCTCTTAAGGGTGGTGGTGCAACTTATTCTGCTTCAAATTCAGATAACAAAGCAGTAAAAATTGCACCCGATTCAATTTCATTTGTTACTTCTGGTCTTGTTGATAGAAACAAGCAAACAATTCTTTCTTATCTTCACAAAGCAATCAAGTCTCTCAATCAACTTAGAATGATTGAAGACTCTCTGGTTATCTATAGATTATCCAGAGCACCAGAACGTAGAATTTTCTATATTGATGTTGGTAATCTTCCCAAGATTAAAGCAGAACAATATCTGCGTGATGTCATGAATCGTTATCGTAACAAATTGGTTTACGATGCAAACACTGGTGAGATTCGTGATGACAGAAAATATATGGCAATGCTTGAGGATTTCTGGCTTCCTCGTCGTGAAGGTGGTAGAGGAACAGAAATCTCTACACTTCCTGGTGGTCAGAACTTAGGTGAACTTGCTGATATTGAATACTTCCAGAAGAAACTTTATCGTTCACTGAATGTTCCAGAGACAAGAACTAATGGAAGCAGTGGTTTTAGTCTTGGTCGTTCTTCTGAAATTCTAAGAGATGAAGTTCGTTTTACTAAGTTTGTAGGTAGACTTCGTAAGAGATTTACGAGTTTATTCAACGATATGTTGAAAACTCAACTTGTTCTGAAAAATATTGTTGCTCTAGAAGATTGGGATAGAATTGCTGACCATATTCAGTATGACTTCCTATATGACAATCATTTCTCTGAACTAAAAGAAACCGAACTTCTCAATGATAAGTTGGCAGCATGTGCAGCAATCGAACCTTATCTTGGTAAGTATTTCTCTGCTGAGTATGTAAGAACCAAAATCCTTAAGCAAACTGATGGTGAAATTAAGGAGATGGATAAGCAAATGAAGAAGGAAATTGAGGATGGAATCATTATGGATCCCAAACTCATGAATATGCCTGAAGACCCTGCTGCTGCAGCACCACCAATAGCAGGTGGACAAGCACCAGCAATGGGAGATTCTATTGGTGAACCAGAGGCTGGTGAAATCTAATAAATAATAAAGTTAATTATTTTTAAACTATGGAAGACGAAACTATGGAAGTGGAACAGGAATATGAGGCACCACGTCTCGTAGACATTTTGGACAGTGATGATTCGTCCCGCATTAGTGATGCAATCAAAGATGTTTTGATGCAAAAGTCAGTAGAAAGAGTTGAATCTCAGAGGCAAGCAGTTGTTTCTCAGATGTTCGATTTAGAAGGCAATGCCGAGTGAGTCTAAATAGAATATATCAGTACACATAGTTAAATGATTATCAAACCACTGGACACTGAAAGGTCGCCTAATGCGACTGAAATTACAATGTCTAAACTAGTTAGACTGGTAAATACGCACGCTACTGATTCCTCAACAATCGCAATTGCAAATGCAACTGCAGCAGAGTTTACTCTTTTACCATTATCTAGTGAGATTGTTGAAAAAGAAATTGGTGCAGCAATCACTGCTTCTGGTGGTACTGTTTTGGCAACTCCAGTAGCATTTACAAATTAATCCAATGAAATTAATTACCGAAGAAATCGAAAAGGTTGAACTGATTGTCGAAGAAAAGAACGGCAAGAAGAACCTGTTTATTGAGGGTATTTTCCTTCAGGCAAATAAGCCTAACAGAAACAAAAGACTCTATGAGATGAATATCCTGGAGAAAGAAGTTAAGCGTTATAACGAAAACTTCGTCAACAAGGGTCGTGCTCTCGGAGAGCTCGGTCATCCAGACGGACCTACTGTCAATCTAGATAGAGTATCTCACAAGATTACTATGCTTGAGAGAAAGGGTGATAATTTTATTGGAAAAGCAAAAATCCTAGAAACCCCAATGGGTAAGATTGCATCTAATCTTTTAAGTGAAGGTGTATGTCTCGGTGTTTCTTCCCGTGGTGTTGGCTCACTAAAACCAACATCTGAAGGTTATTCCTTAGTTGGTGAAGACTTCATGCTAGCTACTGCTGCTGATATCGTTGCTGATCCTTCTGCACCTGATGCATTTGTTCAGGGTGTAATGGAAGGAAAAGAATGGGTATGGGACGGGGGAGTTCTCCGTGAGCAACTAGTAGAGAAAACATATAAGAGAATAAATACTCTAGTTGACCAGAAGGTACTAGACGAGCATAAGCTCAATTTATTCCAAGAGTTCCTTTCAAATCTATAACTAATAAATAAATATAGATTAAGTATAATATAGTCTAAAATTTCGGAGAGTTCAAATGTCCCGTGGTAACGATTTACAGGAAATGGAAGTAGGCACAGCACAATCCAAATCTGCCGTTAATGCAGGTGCTAAACCAGCAGAAGGTATGTCAGCAGCAGGTTCTAATGCTTCTGGTGTAACTACTCCTGGTCAAAGCCCTTCCTACGAAGATCTAGGTGGTCCATCACCAGATAACTATAAGCCTGATGATGATTCAGCAAAGCTGAAGACTCCAGGTGCTTCCTTGTCCCAGGTTAAGGATGTCGTCAATGCAAAGGCAAAGCCTGCAGATGGCATGAAGTCTATGGCAAGAGAAGAAGTAGAAGCAGAAGAGGAAGCAATCTCCGAAGAGGAAGTAACTACTGATGAAGTAGTTGCTGAATCTGAAGAAGCAATCGAAGAGACCATTTCTGAGGAAGAAGTTGAGTCTGAAGCAATTGCATCTATTGAAGAAGCAATTGAAGAAGACGTAAATGCACTTCTTTCTGGTGAAGAACTCTCCGAAGAGTTCCGTGACAAAGCAAAGACAATCTTCGAGGCAGCAATTAATGCTCGCACTCAGCAGATTGAAGAAGCAGTTGCGGCACATTATGAAGCACAGTTCAACGAGCAAGTCGAAGAACTAAATGAATCACTGACATCACGTCTTGATTCATATCTTGAGTATGTTGCTGATGAGTGGTTCCAAGAGAATGCACTCGCAGTTGAAAAAGGAATCCAAGCTCAGGCAACTGAGTCATTCCTATCTGGCCTGAAGGGCCTTTTTGAAGAACATTATGTATCAATCCCTGAAGAGAAATATGATGTGCTTGAGAGCATGGTAGAAAAACTTGATGAAATGGAGTCAAAACTCAACGAGCAAATCGAAAAGAATGTTGCTCTGAACAAGAGATTGGCAGAATCAGTAACTGATGTAATTTTTGCAGAAGTTTCTGAAGGGCTAGCTCTTTCCCAAAAGGAAAAGCTTGCTACTCTCGCAGAAAATGTTGAGTTTGGTAGTGAACAGGACTATCGTGAGAAACTAGTAACTTTGAGAGAATCATACTTCTCTTCAAATACAGTTACTCAGAGAGATTCTCAAGATTATATTGCTGAAGAAACTACCACTTTAAACGAGCAGGTCAATGTATCTGGCTCAATGGGTATGTATCTAGAAGCACTACAGAGAGTTTCTAAAAAGTGATTTTTAGATAATAATCAAACTTAAATTTTCCGAGGTAAACTAAAATGCAAATGTTCAATGCTGAACAACTGCAGGAAAAGTGGGCACCTCTCCTAGACTACAACGGTCTAGGTGAAATCAAGGATTCCCACAGAAGAGCAGTTACTGCTATCCTGCTAGAGAACCAAGAGAAGGCACTCCGTGAAGAGCGTGAGTTCCTCTATGAGACTCCAACCGTAAATACTGATCCATCTTCAACTGGTAACCCTGGTTTTAGTGGCTCAGCAGCTCCAGGTGGTCCAGTTGCAGGTTTCGACCCTGTTCTGATCTCCCTAATCCGTCGTTCAATGCCTAACCTGGTCGCATATGACCTCGCAGGCGTCCAACCAATGAACGCACCTACAGGACTCATCTTTGCGATGCGTTCTAAGTATGTCGATCAAAACGGTGCAGAAGCACTATTCGACGAAGCAGATACCGCATTCTCAGGACAGAATGCTGGTAAGACCCTCTCCGCAGGTATGACCAACTCTGCAGTTGGTTTCGGTACTACCGCACAGGACGGCACCAACCCAGGTCTGCTTAACCCAACCGCAACCTCAACCGACACCTATAATGTTGGTCAGGGTATGTCAACTGCTGAAGCAGAAGGACTTGATGGTTCTGGCTCAGCAGCGTTCAACGAGATGGCATTCTCAATCGAGAAAGTCACCGTAACCGCAAAGTCAAGAGCACTCAAAGCTGAGTACTCACTAGAACTCGCACAAGACCTCAAGGCAATCCATGGTCTGAATGCTGAGGCTGAACTCGCAAACATTCTCTCCACTGAGATTCTTGCTGAGATCAACCGTGAAGTCATCAGAACCATCTACAAGATTGCTGAGCAGGGTGCAACCCTCAACACAGCAAACGCAGGTGTATTTGACCTCGACGTTGACTCCAACGGTCGTTGGTCTGTTGAGAAGTTCAAGGGACTTATCTTCCAAATCGAGAGAGATGCGAACCAAATCGCACAAAGAACTCGTAGAGGAAAGGGTAACATGATCCTCTGCTCCGCAGATGTTGCATCAGCACTTACCCACGCAGGTCTTCTTGACTACACCCCTGCACTCAACGCAAACCTCAACGTCGATGACACTGGCAACACCTTTGCAGGTGTACTCAACGGTCGTTATAGAGTATACATTGACCCATATGCTGCTAATAACAGCCAGGATCAATACTACGTTGTTGGTTATAAGGGTTCTTCACCTTACGACGCAGGTCTGTTCTATTGCCCATACGTACCTCTCCAGATGGTCCGTGCAGTTGGTGAGAACAGCTTCCAGCCTAAGATCGGATTCAAGACTCGTTACGGCATTGTTGCTAACCCCTTTGCAGAAGGAACCAATGCTGGTCTTGGCCGTCTCGAGCGCAACTCCAACCGTTACTACAGAAGAGTCAAGGTTGCAAACCTCATGTGATTCTTTTCACGGTTTTCTCAGAGGTCCTTCGGGACCTCTTTTTTTATGTCTAAATAGTCTCAGGAACTTGCATATTATTCAAGGTGGCAGAAACAATAATGCCTTTAGATAGGCAATTAGAAAATAGAAATTTCCTACAACCAACAGGGTTTAAGTTTACTCTGGGCAAGTATCCTAAGGTAGATTTCTTTTCTAATACTGCACAAATTCCATCAATAAACCTTGGAGTTGCATTTCAACCAACTTACCTAAAAGATATCCCTATCCCAGGTGATAAGTTAACTTACGACGACTTAACACTTAGTTTCTTAGTTGATGAGGACTTGGTTAACTACAGAATTGTTCATCAGTGGTTAGAGAGATTTGGTTATCCAGAATCTGTAGAACAGTATCAAGACCTTTTAGACTTAGAAAAAGGATTTACTAAAGGTAGACAATTTGCAGAAGCAGGACAGAGTGATGGAACACTCATAATCTATAACAGTAATTTTAATCCAGTTGCTTCTGTTGTTTTTACAGGATTGTTTCCTGTATCTCTATCAACAATTGAATTTGATGCTAAGGCAACTAATATTGAATATGTCACAGCATCAGTAACCTTTAAGTACACTCACTATACTATTACAAAATACTGATTGGTATGAACCTTGATGAAATACAGGCGTCTTGGGCAGAGGATTCAAAACTTGACCCAGATAACTTACATAATGAGTCTATTAAAATTCCATCTTTACATTCCAAATACTACAATATCTACAATAATATTGTTCTCTTAAAAAAGCTGGAGGAGAACAAATATAAAATTTTAAGAAAAGAAAAGTGGTTATACTATACGGGGAAAGCAGAACCCGAAGTATATAAAAAGAATCCATTCGATCATAAGGTTTTAAAACCAGATATTGATAAGTATATGGATGCAGACGAAGACATCATGCGTATTGTATCCAAAATTGAATACTACCAAACGATGTTGAGTTTTATTGATAGTATTCTTAAAACTATCTTGAATAGAACTTATCAGATTAAAAATGCGATTGAATTCATGAGATTCACTGCTGGTTATGACTAACTTAAAGATTAGAAAGAAGAACGAAGTTTATTTGACTATTGAGGCAGAACCTTTTGTCAAGCAGGAATTATGTGATTATTTCACATTTGAAGTTCCTGGAGCAAAGTTCATGCCGCAGTATCGCAGTAAATATTGGGATGGAAAGATTAGATTATTTTCACCACATAATGGTGAAATTTATATTGGTTTGTTAGATAAAGTTTGTTCTTGGGCAAAGAAATCTGGATTCACTGTAGAGTTTATTGATAACAAATTCTATGGAACACCCTTTGAGGTAAATGACCATATCTCTTATGAGGGTACGAAGGACTTTATGTCTAGACTTACCAGTTATCAACCTAGGGATTATCAAGTAGATGCAGTATATGATGCACTTAAGTACAATAGAAAACTAATTGTATCACCTACTGGTTCAGGTAAGTCATTGATGATTTACTCGGTAGTGAGATACTTTGTAGAAACAGATAGAAAGATTCTTCTAATTGTTCCTACTACTTCTCTTGTTGAACAAATGTTCAAAGACTTTGAGGACTATGGTTGGGATGTAGAACCTAACTGTCATAAAATTTATTCTGGTAAAGATAAAACATCTGGAAAGAGTGTAGTTATTACAACTTGGCAATCAATTTATAAACTTCCTAGGTCTTGGTTTGAACCATTTGATGTGGTTATTGGTGATGAAGCACACTTGTTCAAATCAAAATCTCTAGTCAGTATTATGACTAAAATGGATAATGCAAAATATAGATTTGGTTTTACAGGAACACTTGATGGATCACAAACTCACAAGTGGGTTCTAGAAGGATTGTTTGGTCCATCTTATAAAGTAACACAAACAAAAGACCTTATTGAGAAAGGTCATCTATCAAAACTTCAAATCAAAGTTCTTCTTCTTAAGCATGATGAACATCAGTTTGGTGAATATGAAGATGAAATCCAATATATTATTGGTCATGAAAAAAGAAATAAGTTCATCAGAAATCTTACTGTTGATTTAAAAGGTAATAGTCTTGTTCTCTTCAATCGAGTTGAAACTCATGGAGAACCAATTTACAATTTGATAAATAACTCTGTAGAAGAGGGACGACAAGTATTCTTTGTCTATGGAGGAGTCCCTGCCCAGGAAAGAGAAAGAGTAAGAGAGATTACTGAGGAAGAAAATAATGCAATCATTGTTGCATCGTATGGAACTTTTTCTACGGGCATTAACATCAAAAATCTACATAATGTAATTTTTGCATCACCATCTAAGTCTAGAGTCCGAAACCTACAGTCTATTGGTAGGGTACTTAGAAAGGGAGACAATAAGTCTCAAGCAGTTCTATATGATATTGCTGACGATATTACATTTAAGTCAAGAAAAAACTACACACTCAATCACTTAATTGAGAGAATCAAAATTTATAACGAAGAAAATTTCAATTATGAGGTATTGCAGATTAATTTTAGAGGGTAGAACATGGAAGAAGAATTTTATGCAGTTATTAAACTAATTTCAGGAGAAGAAATATTTTCAAAGGTTTGTCCTTGTGAAGAAGAAAACAGAACAATCCTGCTTTTAGATAATCCAGTTACTATTGAGACATTCAATATGAGACAGATGGGAGTCTCTGGACTAAAGATTAACCCATGGATTAAATATACTGATGACTCAATGTTTGTTATGGACATGGATAGAGTTATCACTATGTCTGAAGTAACAGACGAAGAGATGCTCTTCATGTATGCTAAGTATATTAAGAAGAAAAATAGAAAACCTAGTTTATCTAATAAACCATCAGAAAGTATGGGTTACTTAAAGTCTATAACTGAAGCAAGAGTATCTCTAGAAAAGATATTCAATGAATCTGGTGAAAAGGATCCTAAAGATACTTAATTAATTAAAGCTATTATCAACCTTGAACGTCCACAGACTCATTATACACATCATCACCTACCCTTGTCAACTAACCCTAAAAGATGTATACTATTTACAGAAATCAAAATAATTAATGGTTAGAGAACGTAAAAATCCTCACTATGTGAATAACAAAGATTTCCATCTTGCCCTCATTGAGCACAAGAAGAAAGTCGAACGTGCAAAGGAAAAAGGACTAGAACCACCTAGGATTTCAAATTACCTAGGTGACTGCTTCCTTAAGATTGCTACTCACCTGTCATACCGTCCTAATTTTGTTAACTACATGTTCCGTGAGGACATGATTAGTGACGGTGTTGAGAACTGCGTTCACTATATTAATAACTTCAATACAGAAAGAACTAATCCTTTTGCTTACTTCACTCAGATTGTTTACTATGCATTCCTGAGAAGAATCCATAAAGAGAAGAAGCAGATGGAAATTAAAGAAAAGATTATTGAGAAGTCGGGTTACGACGAAGTATTCTCTGTGGATGGTGACAATTACAACTCCTCGGATTATAATACTATTAAGGACAACATCCAGATTAAACTGTATCAATGAAGATTGCCTTAATTACTGATACTCATTATAACTTTAAAAAAGCAAATAAGAATTTTCATGATTACTTTGAGAAGTTTTATGAGAATATCTTCTTTCCTTATTTGAAGGAGCACAATATTGGAAACTGTATTCACTTGGGTGATGCCTTTGACAATAGGAAAGGAGTAGACTATTGGGCACTTGATTGGGCAAAGAAGAATGTATACGATAAGTTTTTAGAACTGGGAGTTAACGTTTTTAGCATCTGTGGGAATCATGATACTTACTATAAGAATACTAACTCAGTAAACTCTATTGATATTCTTTTGAATGAATATTTTAATGTTATAAAAATTTCTTCACCTAAAGAAGTCAAGATTGGTGATACTGAGTTTGTCATGCTTCCCTGGATTAATGCAGATAATCAGGAAGAGACGTTCTCTCTATTGGAAAGAAGTAGAAATAAATTTGTTTGTGGTCATCTTGAACTAAGTGGGTTCCCTGTTTTCCCAGGACAAGACCAAATCCGTGGTATGGATAAAGGAGTATTCTCTAAGTTTACTAGAGTATTTTCTGGTCATTATCATACTCGTAGTAATGATGGTAAGATTTTTTACCTTGGTAATCCCTATCAGATGTTCTGGAATGACTGGAATGATGTACGAGGATTCAATGTCTTTGATACAGAAACTCTACAGTTAGAGCACATTCCTAATCCATATACTATCTTTGAAAAGATATACTATGATGACTACACAGAGATTGGTGACCTTGACGTTGAAGATAAGTTTGTTAAGCTTATTGTAAAGAGTAAAAAAAATCAAAAAAACTACGACAAGTTTCTAGATGAACTGATGTCTAGAAAACCACTAGACGTAAAGATATCAGAACTTCTTGATATTGATGATACTAATTTTCAATATCAAGAATCTGATGTAGAAGACACTTTGACTACTCTTAATTCATACATTGAGGAATCTGAATTTGATTTGGATAAATCAATTGCTAAAAAGATTATCAAAGATGTTTACTTAGAAGCAATGGAAATAGAATAAATAAAAACAAGATTGCTTGTATAAAAATGTTCATACTAGCACTTAAAGATGATTCTGATGAAGGAGCATATGCTGTCCAGAATGATGATGGGGAGCAGGTAGTATACTTCTTTGAAGATGAAGACGATGCAATTCGTTATAATGGTCTACTAGAAGCAGAAGACTATCCAGAGATGGGTATTGTCGAAGTAGACCCAGAAGTTGCTGTCAAAACATGTGACATGTATGACTACAAGTATGCTATAATAACAACTAACGACTTTGTGATACCACCAAGAGATGATTACATTCCAGAAAATTCGGTTTCGTAATTTCCTTTCAACGGGAAATAATTTTACAGAACTAAATTTTCTAGACAATAAAACAACACTTATAATGGGAGCAAACGGGAGTGGGAAATCTACCCTCCTGGATGCTCTCTGTTTTGTTTTATTCAATAAAGCATTCCGTAAAATTAATAAGGGACAACTAGTAAACTCTACAAACGAAAAGGATTCTGTTGTAGAGATTGAATTTGAAACAGCAGGATATCAGTGGAAGATACGAAGAGGTATAAAACCAGCAATATTTGAAATATATAAGAACGGTGTAGTAATGGATCAACTTGCGTCTGCTGCAGACCAGCAGACTTGGTTGGAAAAAAATGTACTGAAGTTGAACTATAAGTCATTTACTCAGATTGTTATTCTGGGTAGTGCATCTTTTGTACCATTCATGCAACTGTCTACAGCACACCGTAGGGAGATTGTAGAGGACCTTCTAGACATAAGGGTGTTCTCTTCTATGAATACCCTTTTGAAGGAGAAAATTAAACTTCTCAGAGATAAGCAGAGGGATATTGAGATGAAGAGAGAGTCAACATTTGAAAAGATAGAAATGCAAGAGAGTTTTATTAAGACTCTTGAGACCAATGTTGCGTTGGAAATAGAAGAAAAGACAGCAAAGATTAAAGTACTTGACGATTCAATTGAAAAAAATCAAGTATTAGTTGATATGATAAACCTAGACATAGTAACTCAGCATCAACCAAAACTTGATGAAGTATCTAATGCTGCTGCTAAAATTCGTAAGTTAGAAAACATTAAAATAAAAATTGAAGAAAAGGTATATTCTGAAACACAATTGCTAGACTTTTTTGAAAATAATACGGTATGCCCTACATGCACTCAAAATATTGAAGACGGATTGCGGTTAAATAAAGTTAGGGACCATCACGATACTATTTCTGAACTGAGAGACGGTCTCATGGACATGCATAAAACTCTTATAAAAGAAGAGGAAAGGCAGTCTGAATTTATCCAATTAAGTAAGGAGATTGCTAAACTCAACAATGACGTTTCTAACTACAATCTTGAAATTGCCCAATACTCAAAACGAAAAAGAGAATTGGAATGTGAAATTCAAAGACTTACCAACAAGAATGAAAACAAAACTGTTGAGCAAAGTGCCCTAGAAAAATTAAAAAAACAACTTAATAAACTCGACCATGATAGGTCCAAATATAGAGAACTCCATTCCTATTATGCCTTCACTCAGAACCTCCTGAAAGATGGAGGGGTGAAGGCTAAAATCATTCAGAAATACTTACCATTAATGAATCAGCAGATTAATAAGTATCTGCAAATGATGGACTTTTATATTAACTTCACTCTTGATGAAGAGTTCAACGAAGATATAAAGTCTGCTGTTCATGAAGACTTTTCATATGCCTCTTTTAGTGAGGGTGAAAAAATGAGAATCAACCTTGCTCTTCTGTTTACTTGGAGAGAGATTGCAAGGATGAAGAACTCAGTAAGAACAAATCTACTCATTCTTGATGAGGTGTTTGATAGTTCCCTCGATGGTGCTGGTATTGATTACTTCAGTAAGATTATTAGATACACAATTGACGATGCAAATATCGTTGTTATTTCACACAAAACAGATGAACTTATTGACCTGTTTGAAAACGTGATAAAGGTGGAGAAGGTCAAGGGTTTCAGCAAAATGACTTGACTAAAAGGTGGGTAGTCGATATACTAATATTGACTACCTATTTCTTTTTATTATGACAATTGGAACCTCCATAACTGGAGATACTGTAATCTGTGGAGGAGAAGGTTCGGACACTATTAGTTTTGGTGCTGCCGAATTTCCTGTATATGCAGCAGCACCTGTGGACTACTCTTTCTGGAGTGATGATGCAATCAGTCTGACAGGTAATCCTTATGCTGCACCTGACACTATTTCTTTTGATACTGGAATGACTACTAGCAACAATCCCAATCGATTTAAGTATAGTGAGGAACGTATTCTTAAAGAACTGACTGACTATATTTCCTCAACGTATAATCAGCATTATTCTGCTGGTGATAATGCTGTTCAAACACTTGATTTGATTGAAGCATGTGGTGATGGTGAATCCTTCTGCCGCAGCAACATTCTCAAGTATGCATCTCGTTATGATAAGAAAGGCACTGCACGACGTGACATTATGAAGATTTTGCACTATGCTGTGCTACTGATGCATTTCAACGACAAGAATGCACAACGTGAAACCTACAACCAATGAGCATGAAACTATCACCTGAAACTATTACTATTCTCAAAAACTTTGCTTCTATTAACCAATCAATTCTTGTTAAAGGTGGTAACCAACTTCGCACTATTAGTGTGATGAAGAACATCCTTGCAGAAGCAGAGGTTAAAGAAGAGTTCCCTAGAGACTTTGCTATCTATGACCTCAACCAGTTTCTGAATGGTCTCAGTCTTCACCAAGACCCTGACTTGGATTTTTCCAACGATGCACACTTGATTATCCGTGAAGGCAAACGTCGAGTTAAGTACTTCTTCGCAGACCCAGAAGTCATTGTTGTTCCTCCTGATAAAGAACTTTCTCTTCCTACTGAAGATGTATGTTTCCAACTGGAGCACTCTCAACTTGACCGATTGATTAAAGCATCTGCAGTGTATCAACTGCCCGACCTGTCTGCTGTTGGTGAAGCAGGAGTTGTACGTCTTGTCGTTCGTGACAAGAAGAACGATACTTCTAATGACTTTGCAATTGTTGTTGGAGAGACTGATAAAGAGTTCTCTTTCAACTTCAAGGTGGAAAACATTAAGGTTCTTCCTGGAACTTATGAAGTAGTTGTTTCTCAAAAACTTCTCTCTCGTTTCACTTCTAAGAACCATGACCTCACATACTACATCGCACTCGAACCCGATTCCACCTTCGGATAAGAAGGATTATCAAGGTCCCCTCTATGCTCCATGGTGGAAAGTTGAGGAGGGGAAACGTAAATTTCGTGAATGGTTGAAAAAACAATAAAATGGAACCAGATCCTTATATTCAATTTTTAGAGAATTGGATACCAGGAATAGGTGAAGATACTAAATTGCATGATCAATTACATATTCATTTTGATCTTGGATTTAGTGTCAATGATGAAGCCAAACTTCTTGGTTTTCAATTGGGGCATCACCCTGCTGGAAATTTTTTCCATGTTGTGGTATTCTGTGTAATGAGTATCACGATATATCCTAAGGACTATCGTAATAGTTTGAAAGATCTTCAAGACTTCTATAAAGCATATTTGCTTGGAAAATACTGGCAGTCCGTTTCCTATTGGTTTATTCCCAAAACAATATTATGAGAGATGAATTTTTGTGGGTTGAAAAATATCGACCCAAAACTATTGAAGAGTGTATTTTACCAACAAATATTAAGAAGACCTTCCAGGACTTCCTAGATAAAGGTGAAGTACCAAATCTACTCCTTGCTGGACCTGCAGGGTGTGGAAAGACTACCGTAGCAAAAGCACTTTGTAATGAACTTGGAGTAGATGTTTATGTCATCAATGGATCCGATGAAGGACGATTCTTGGATACTGTCCGAAACAATGCGAAGAACTTCGCTTCGACCGTCTCGCTT